CATTTCCCATTGATATATCACCAATTTGACTTAAGTACTTTTGTGAGTCTTTTGCACTTATACCAAATGACATCATTGTTTGAGTTGCTTTTACTAATTGACTTGTTTCATAAGGAGTAGTTTTAGCAGTTTCTTTAAGGGTATTTAAAAGCTCTTCTGCTTGTTTTTTGTTTCCACCTAATAAAGTAGTCAAGTTAGCACTATAACTCTCTAATTCAGCATTATATTTAACTCCTGCTGTCGCTATTGCAGTAAGTGGAATTGATACTCCTACTGTCATAGCATTTCCTATGGTGTTTAGACTACTTTTTAAGTCTTTACTCAAGTCATTTGTCTTTTTCTCTAAATCGCTGGTGTCCCCTTTAAAATGGTATAGTATATCTCCACCATTTGCACTATTCATTTAATCAACTCCTTTCTTTGTATTAAAAAAAGGAATCAGGAGTATTATCTCCTAACTCCTTAAGAGTTTATTTTAAGCACTTGCTTCAGCAGTACCATTTATAGTCATTGTAAATCCAAATTCTCCTTCATCTTCAGCACTTCCACCTAGACTTTCTAGAGTCATTTTTACATTAGCAGTATAAGTAGTATATTCTAATGTAGAATTATTTACTCCAGTTAGTAAGTCAAATTGTACTGATAGGTTATTGAATTGACTTATTGTTCCTGCAGAAAGTAAAGTATGTACTTTACCTAATACTGACTGAATTGCAGTATTGTTTATATCTATTTTTACTGTTCCTTCTAAACTCATTGATACACCAGTTATGATACTTCTTTGAATAGCATCACAAAATACATACCAGTCTTTTTCTTCAAAGTCTTGGTTTAATGTTAATTCACTAGTAGTACATAAAGAAGTGTATGTAGGAGTACTAGAAGTTCCAGTATTTATCTTTAAGTTCTTTATGACGTCCCTATTTGTTACGTAAAATTCCATAATATCTCCTTTCTTAAGCTACTTGACTTATGATACATTGTAGAGTTGCGATATAATCAACTCTTCTTATATCCATATATTCAAGTGCCTGTGGGTTTGAGTATTGTTTAAATATAATTTGCCATTTACCACCTTTATAATCATATAAAACGTGTTTTCCTATTAAATCTCCAATAGTATTAGCAGTTATGTAATTCTCTTTCATTTTTAATCCACCTATTGTTATTTGATAATAATTAAATAGTGGGTCTATATCTCCAAAGAATACTATTTTTTGTCCTGGTTGTTCTTGTACTACAATAACCTTTTTATCATCATCATTTGTTGAAAATTCAGCTTTACATTGATAATCTTGAAATAGACTTTGTAAATAAGATATTAAGACTTCATTTTTCATTGCATGTCCTTTCTAAAATTTTGGTTAACTGCATTATTTATAATAGTTGTACTATGTTTCTTTAAAGTTCTCGCAAACCATTTATTGTTAGTTCCTGGTGTAGTCCAGTTAACGTTTTCCATATTCCATACATGTTTAGCATATTTAGTGTAAGACCCTATGTAATAATCATTTTTACTACCTCTTACACCACCACTTACACTAGAACGTCTTAATGTACCAGAGTGTCCTACTTTTTTACTCATAGGTATCATTGGTACACTTAAATCTAGTGTTTGTTTTGCTATTGTGTATAGAGTATCTCCAGGAACTTTCTTAAGTCCATTTTGAACTTTAGGATTCCACTTGAACTCTACTGATACGTCCATTATTTTACTGCAATAGTATAGTTTGCTATCTTATTCCATATCCAGTTATCTTTTACGTCTATTATGGTGTATGTTTCGCTGTTAAAAATAACTTGATCTCCTTCTTTAACGTCTACGTCATTTTTAACTATGAAATAACCTTTTGCTTCAGGTACACTATAAGTTCCAAAACCAATACTTACGTCTTGATTATAAGGACATAATACTATACTTTCTTCTTCAGTATATTCATCATCCCATACACCAGTTTCTTCTCGATTATATTTGATTAATGTAGCACTTAGACCATTTGTTAAATACATTAAAAAGGTATCTCCAATCCCATGTTATAGTTAAGAGGTACACCTCTATATAGATAACCTGCATTTCCTAGTATTCTTAAAGCAAGAGTAGAGTAATCACTGGATAACTCACTTTTCATTTCTCCTGCTTCTACCTTGCCTTTATAGTCAATTAATGGTATGTCATACTCTAACATAAACCTTAATTGCTCCATACTTGCATTTTTTATAGGTGTAGGAACGTTATCTTTATTCCAACTAGGGTTTTGATAACGTTTTCCTACTTGAGAATATATCATTTCACTTGCCATTTCTATTTGGTATTCTTGAACTGACTTATTATATTTTGTATTAAATTCTTCTATTGTAAAGAAAGTCATAAACTGACCCCCTTTCTAATTAAGCAGATACTTCTTCTACTAATCTAACAATAGCATCGCTTCTTACAACGTTTGCACCAAATAATTGGTTTCCACTTAAGCAGTAATATCCTGGTAATCTAACATCACTTGCAGTTTGTACAAATGCACCAAAGAAAGTATCTCCTACTACTGCGATTGGGTTGAAGAAGTAACCAATTACTCCATCTAGAACATTGTCATTGATTTCGAATATATTGATTCCATAAACGTTTGCCATTTCTCCTAGAGAAACTCCTTCATTTACGTCAACATTTTCAAAATGAATTACTGTAGTTAAAGCACTTACTAAATTAGCATATTCAGTAGCTCCTAATCCTAAACGATAATTTCCAGTAATTTTTTTGTTGAATAGTTTTGCTCTTAAACTATTTAAAGCACTTACATATTCATCTTTAGTAGATGGATCCCAAGCAAATTCATCCATTGATGCACTTGCTAATTTACCATAACCATATTCATCTATAGCTTCTGCGATTGCTGAATCTTCTAGGTCAACTGCATCTTGAATAGCATTAGCAATATCACTTCCTGAAACTGCTACTGGTACTCTTACTGCATAATCTAATTTTAATTCAGTAAGGTCAACTAGTGTTCTTCCATACTCAGTTAAAGCAATAGTTAAATCACTTTGGATTTCTACTGTTTCTCTTTTGTTTACTGATGGTGGAGTAGTTTTTGCTATTTCAATTACTGGAGCTCCAGTTTGTCTTAATGTTCCTATATAATTAGGATTTAAAAAATTGTAAAAAGTTGATTGATATAAAATGCTATCATAAACTCTTTTTGCGAAAGATTGTAAATCTAATCCGATTTCTTCTATCATATTATTCATCTCCTTATTTCTTTAATAATTCTTTAATACTTGTTAAGCGATTTACTTTTGGCTCAATAGGTTTACTTACACCATTATTGATAGGTAAGTCATCCTTAGGTTTCTCAGGTTGAGTAGGGAAATATGTATTTTTATATTTCTCTTTAATACTTTGAATTGCTTTAACGTCATCTAATTCTCCATACATGGAATAACGCATTGCTGAAATGTCTTTAAAGTCCTCTTCTTTAAATCCTTCTCTTGTCATAACATTTTCTAGACTTAAAGATTTGTTCTTTTCAACTAAATCAGTATTACGTTTCTCAAAATCTGCTAGACTATTATTAGCATCTTCAAATTGTTTCTTTAAAGATTCATATTCAGTTTTAGAACTTGTTTTAACTTCTTCAACTGCTTTTGATACTCTTTCTTCTACTTCATCTTGAGAAATAAAACCCTTTCTTAAATCACTTTCTAATTTGTCGATATTAAAGTCATCATTAGAAACTTCAATATCTTTGTTTTTGATATACTTTTTAATATCCATTTTTTTATCTCCTTTTTTCTAGAATATTGAAGATAAGTGCATTAGGTATACCTTCGACTTTTAATGACGTTCGACAGGTCAAATAAGAGTTTCTAACTCTTTTTTCTTTTCACGTATTGTCTTAATCTTTGCTGTTGTTTTATCTACCAAGTCTTGTTGTCCTAGATCCTTGTAAATACGTCTATCTGCAAGTAATCTAGATTTTTGTAAGTCAAGACTTTGTATCTTTTGTTTATTTTTGTATTTTTCTTCCCACTCACTAGAGTTATATTTCTCACGTTGTATTTGTTCAGGACTCCAGTATGATACCCATACATGTTTGCAATTAGGGTGTCCTACACCACCATCTATTGCCTCTTGTTTTAGTGGATATCCTAAACCTCTTTTATCTGCATAAACTCTTCCTTGATACATTGCACACTCAGGACATGCAAAAGGATGAGCAGGTAAATACCATAAATGATTATCTAATAACTTCGCATCATAGATTGCTCTATTCCATGCACTTCTTGTTAAGTTAACGTTATATAGCATTGAGTTATAAGTCGACACGTCTACATAACGTATAATCTTCCCAGTGGCATGACTGAAGTAAGGTATTGTCTTATCTAATTTGTCATATACCTTCATAAATCTTGCGAGGTCATTAGATAGGTCTTTTGAGTCTTTAAATCGCTTTAATGTATTCTTATATAGTTTTATATGTCTATTCACAAAGCGTTGCTCTATTGCCTTAAAATCACGTTCTGGATGGAGTTCATATAGTTCTTTATCTATTAATTTGAAATCTCTCCAGGTATTTTGTAATTTTATAGACCTAGTTGTTATTGTTTTGTTTCCATACATTTCAGCATCTTTAAAATCTCTTTGAATTACCATTTTTTGTAATTCTTCTATTGCTTTTGTCATATCTTTATGGTCTATATCCCATAAATCAATAATTCCTTTTTCATATTCACTTACTGGAGTTTGTTTTTGTAGTTCTTCAAAAAATTTTTCTTTTGTCTTTAACTCCATACGTGTATATTTTTCTAATGAGTTCCATACTCTATCAGCAATAAATATGTCTAATTGAGGTATTTTCTTACCAGTTTCATATATTGCTATTGCTTTTAATAGTTCTTCTTCGAACTCTTTATAAACTTCTTCTTCATTTATTTCTTGAATCATAATTCTCCATAAGTTATGTCTATTTTAGAGTTCTCTTCTTGCCACTCTTTTACCAAGTCATCCTTTTCTATTGGATTGTCTACTAACTTGTTAAGAACTGGTAGAACTATATCAGCTCTTACTGAATAAGGAATACTCATTGTTCTTTGTATATCTTTTAGAACTTCGATTTTCTTAATATCATCTACACGCTCATTTAGTCCATAGTCCCAATCAACTTCATTTGGTATTATGTTTTCAGTTATATCAGGACTTTGTTGTAAACGTATAATGTTCTCTATTAATCTATTTATTTGTGGCTCTAATTGACGTTTGATTGCTTCTACTGTCATTTCACTTGCATTAGCACTTAAGTCAACGTTTGCTGTATTCATATAAGCATCTTTTTCATATCCAAAACTTGCAGGACTTAACCCTGCCATTTGAATTATTTGATAATCATAGAACTTAAATGTTTCTTCATATTCTTTAACTCTTATATCTCCTTGTAGAAAATTAAAGAAATGATGATCTCTATCTGCTTGAGTTAGTAAGAAATAGTCATTTAATGTACCAACATTTATTGACCTTACCTCATAAGTAGTGCCACGTGGTTGCCAACTAGTTGAAATATCTCCAGTTTGATAATGTTCACTTGTTGCTATTCTTGTTTTTGTCTTTTCTATCTCTTCTGCAATAGTATTTATTAAAACCATTTCTTCATTTAGTAGTTTTTTGCTATCTCTAAAGAAGTCTTGACCTGTATCTATGTTTACTAGTACTTCATAAGGTTTATTCTCTATTTCTTCATATTGAGTACCAAATATCTCATTAAATCTACTTAATGGAATTCTCTTTAATTTACCTTTATCATCTACATAAGCAGAAAATTTAACTACTGAAGTGTTATTGCCTTCTATTGATATTTCTCTATGTAATTCATAGGTTTCTTTTTCAGTTTCATATTCCTGAATAATAGTTCCACTTTTTACTTGGTCGAATACTTGCTCCAGGTTATGTATATCACTTTTGTTTAAACACTCTAGATAAACTTTTCCATTGTATTTATGTAAGTAAATAAATGATTCAGTTTGATATATTGCTTTTTCAAGTGCTTCACTTAAAGTAGGCATCAACCAATTTATCTCCATACCTTCAGTTTGACTTACTAATTCACTACCAAATATTTGGTTTTTGATATAAGTTGCTATCTTTTTTCCACTTGGAGCAATTACATAATCTTCTTTATATTCAATATTTGGCTTTCCATTAGTAGTACCAGGATTTATTACTTTAGCTTTTACTGATATATAAGGAGCTTGTAATATCTCACTTGGTTTTATTTTTCCTGTTCTCATACTTCAACTCCTTTCTCATACTCGAAATTCCAATGAGTACGTTTTTTCTTATCTTCAGTTTTTAATAGTGTAGTAGGGTGTATTACACACTTAACGTGATTAGACTTAAATATTTGTTTTTTAAACCAAAAATGAGCAATATATGTATTTTCACTTGGTTTTTCATCTTTTTTTATTCTCACTTTACCTACATATACACCATTTAGGTATAAGTGCATTTTCCAACAAAAAAGCATATAATCATCTCCTTGACTATATGCTTCCTAGACGTTCATTAGAACTCTATACATGCACTTATCTCATAAGGGGAAATCCCCTTTGATACTTTTATTATAAAACACTTTTTAGGACATTTTAGGACAACTTACTTGTTTTTTATAAATACATATTCTTTCTCATATATGTCATATACTTCGACTTTATGACACCTAGGACATGGTAGGGTTATTCTTAAAGGTATCTCTTGTTTTATACCTATCTTACGTAAGTTCTCTAGATACTCTTCTATGTTTATCTCTACTAAAAACCTACGTGTTTTTTTGCACCTGATTATCACACTATTGGAGCAACTCCTATGTCTTTCATTAAGTCTATACAATATCTTGTTGCATCTATTGAGTGATCCATGTCCTTTTTATAAATATTGATACCTGTGTTCTCACTTTTAATCTTGTCATATTGATAACTCTCGAACTCTATTAGACTTTCATCTACTGCTGATTCATCATATTGACCATTTTGATAGAAGTTTGTTATTGAAGGTCTTTCTAGTATTTCTAAATACCCTTTATAAAAAAGTGATTGCAAGTACTCAACTCCTTCATTTACTGACCCTGCTCCTTTACGTGCCAACTCATGTGGTATTCTATCTACTACTAATCTATTATCAAAATGACTTGCTTCGCTGTCTATTACTATATTCTTTACTGGTATATTTGGGTATGTTGCTTTTAGGTATATAAGAAACATCCTTAATTGTAATGAATAATATTCAGTAGTAGGGTTATCATCTTCAGCTTTATGATAATAACACTCTAGTCTTACTAATTTCCATTTTTTCTCTACTTGGTCATAACATAATGCAATAGGTACAAATGTAGTAGGGTTTACTGACCCATAGTCAATTCCTATGTATATTTCTCTTATTGTGTAATTTATCTCTTGTTTTACATTTAAAGTCTGGAATACTTTACCTTCTGCTATTACCCATTTATTAAATATCTTTTGATCTCGCAAACTACCAGGTGGAAAACCATTGACTACTGCTTTAATCTTTTCTTCAGTATCGAGAACAGGGTTGTCATAAGGAAAAAACGTATAGAACTTAGCATCCCAGTTGTCTATGTATTTAGTCTTATAAGGGTGTCTTGAATTACCTTCTACATTGTATGAGTCAATTCTTTTGTAATATGGGTGTCCTGCATAAGACATTTGACGTCCTATAATCTCATCAAAACTTAATCTTAATTGACTTGAAGAGTAAATTCTTGCTGATTCATCTACCCAACAAAATATAGCAGGACTACCTAGTATTCTATTGAAGGACAACGCTGTATTAAACCCAAAGAAGTTAAATGTCATATTGTGTATCTTTAAGTACTTCTCTTGTTGTCCATATTTGAGAACATAGTGTACTCCTTCTTTATACCCATATACGTATTTAAGAATTTTCTCTATATTGTCTACTATGTTTCTCTTAACTGTGTCAGTAGTCCATCCTATTATGATACCTTCATATTCTCTTGGTATATAAGAAGGGTCTTTTCTTTGTTCTTCTTCATATAACCTTAAGTTTTTAGCATATTCAACTAAAGAAAAACATATATCGTATGTTTTTCCACTTTGAGTACTTCCTAACACACTTATCTTTGGTATATTAGGACTTACTATATCTCTATTCAGTTGTAGTTGTTTCTTCGATAGGTTTATCATTTAATTCCTTAATTCTTTTTTTATTCTTACTTATCTTTTTAGTAGTTTCTTTTTGACATAAGTTTGATTCAACATCTTTAATAACCATTTCGTTATTTTCTAGTTTTAACTTTTCAGCTTCATTAACTACTACTCCATTAGAGTTCTTTATTAAATACTTATCTCCCATTTTAATAAATTCCATACCTAAAATCTCCTTTCTTTCTTCACTATATAAATTGTTGTCATATATCATTTTATTAAAGTCTATTCTCTTCATATAAAGTTTTCTCCAAATTAGAATTATCTATTACTTTTATTTCTACTACTGGAGTAGTTGTTTGTTCTTGAGTAGATAATTCTCCTAGTGTTTCTAATATTGTTCTATAATTGGTTGCATTGCCTTTTTTAGCACCATTAATTAAACCTATGGTAATATCTTCTCTATTAGTTCTACCTGATTTAGTTTCCATTTCTAATAGCATTTCTAACGTTTCTCTCATAGATTTCTTTTCTCTACGTGCTTTACCTGAAGCAATGCCACCCTTTCTGCCACGTTCTCTTGCTTCTTCCTTGCTTTGAACTGGTTTGAGGTTTTCAACTCCTGCCAACTATATCACTTCCTTTTTAATACTTTTGCTAATCCTTTCTTAAAACCTTCATAATCTCCTGAACGTATTTGTCCCTTGAAGGTATTATATTGTTGCTTTGTTAAATCTCTTTTGTAGTAATTAAGTAATAACCAATATTGTTTATCCATTAATCAACACTGCCTTTTCTCCTGTAAAGTTCTCCCATCTTTGTATTATTACATCTATATAATGTGGGTCGAGTTCCATCATATAACATTTTCTATTTAATTGTTCACATGCTATTAATGTACTTCCACTACCACCAAATAAATCTAATATAGCATTTTCATCATCACTATATCTTTTAATAAACCACTCACATAATTTAATTGGTTTCTGTGTTGGGTGATATCTTTTATGGTCGAATTCTTGTTCTGTTCCAAATACACCTGCCCATTTAACCCTTGCTATATCTCTTTTATGTCTATTTTTACTCCAACATAATTCAAAGCAAGAACCATACATTTTATCACTAGAATAATCTTCTTCTGTATCATCATTGCCATTTGCTCTTTTATCCCACACTATCCAACTGCCATTGTTTTTATTTGGTAATAATTCTGCAAAATAATCAGCACCCCATAAAAAAGTTTCTTTTACATTTAATGAAATTATAGTATTTATCATTTCTGGGTTAAAGTCATCAACTATTCCCTGATCATATTTTTTTCCACCAGTAAAGTTTTTTTCTTTTGCAAAATCAAGATTATTTTTCATGCCACTAAAATCAGTGTCTAAATCCATACCATACGGTGGATCAGTATATATCATGTCTATTTTATTGTGATCTAATAATTTTTCAATATCATTAATGTTAATGCTATCCCCACACATAAGTCTATGATTTCCTAATTGGTATATATCACCTAATTTTGCCTTTGGTTCTTCAGGAACTTCAGGAACTTCATCTTCTATAATTTCAGTGGTATCTTCTTCTTCAATTTCAGGAAAACCATAATCAGTTAAGTCTAGGTCAATTAATTCAACTTCTTCTAATAATAGTTCATCATCCCACTCGGCAAATTCACTAACTTTATTATCAGCTAATCTAAATGCTTTTATTTGATCTTCAGTTAAATCATCTGCAACTATACATGGAACTTCTTTTAACCCTAGTTGTTGACTTGCTTTATAACGTGTATGTCCTGCTACTATTACATTGTTTTTGTCTATTACTATTGGAACTTTGAATCCAAAATCTCTTATGCTATTAGCAACGTATTTTACTGCTTCATCATTTTTACGTGGATTATTTTTATATGGTATTAATTCATTTAGTTTTTTATTTATTATCTCCATAATTACTCCTTATTATGCTCTTTCTATATATCCTAATGCTTCTAAATAACTTGCTCTATGTTTAGGTGTTTTATATGTTTGCCACATTATCACACCCTTACTATTAATTCTCTATCATTGTCTAATAATTCATCTACACGTTTTAAAGGCATTTCTAACTCTTTATCTTTCTCTAGGTATTCTCCAAAATAAATATCATTATACCCTTTTAATACTCTTACTTTGACTTTTTCATTAGGATTGTATGTAGTATCTTCTTTTACTAATAACTTGTTATATATGTCTTTAGGTGGTGTGTATTCAAATGTAGGTATATTGTTATATATGTCATCTATTGGAATATCTTTTACATTAAAGTCTATATAATACCCATTTTTTTTGTTTTCTATACCCATTTCTTTAAAGCAAGGTACAGGTGTAACAATAACTGGAGTTCTTAAACATAAACTTTCTAATACTGAATAACACCATGCTTCAGTATCACTTAATTGGACTAGATAATCACTTCCTGCAATATAATCTCTTATATCTAGTCTAGGTTTCATATATATAACATTAGGATTGTCTATCTTATCAAAGTCATTAGTAAATACTAACCATAAAAAAGGTATACCTTGTTTGGTTAATTCATTTGCGAATTTAATCATCCTGTCTTTACCTTTTTCTTTTGTTAAACGTGTAGCACTTATTAGCTTTAGTATTTTTTTTGGTTTATCTATTGTAATAGGGTTGTAGCATACTTTTGTTTCTAATCCTGATATTTCTTCATGTGTTTTAGCAACTGACTTGCTTACTGCATAATGTTCGTTTATTCTTGGATCGATATTAGGTTTTAAGTTTTGTGCTTTATAATCTGCATGAGTTATTTGTATAACTTCTTCAGCTTCAAACATGTCTAAATCACACTTATACATTATGAATAACTTTTTACATTTTATTTTATGTTTAAATCTTTTTACCCTAATGTATTCTCTTACTCTTGCTATTTGTTTTTTATCTCCTGAAGAATAAAATAAAGTAATATCATATTTATTGTATTTTTTTGCTAATTCAAATACATAAGTTTCTATACCACCTATTACGTTAATATGGGGAACGTATATTACGTTTGTATACATTATTTAATATAACCTAGTACTTTCTCGTTAATTTCTTCACATAAAGTAAAAGCATCTTCTTGATTCTCATAAGTAGTATGTATTCCTAGTTGATTAGATACGTTCCATACTTTAGCACCCTTATATTTTTTCTTTGTCATTGTAAAGTAATCTTCTTCTTTTTTTGTTATTTCACTTTTTGGTATTAATTTCTCGCAGTCTTGCATTTTGTATTCTTTGTCAGTAATTATGTTTTTAAACTTTGATACATTAATTTCTTTTTCATCTAATTCTAGATAATCTACTCTACATAATAAATGAGCTAAAGTGATAGGGTACATTAAACCTTTTTCTTTGTTTCTATAAATAGCAACCTTCTCATTGATTTCTAGTTTATTCATAAAATCTTGTAATAATTCATCTTTCATAATTTATACTCCTTTGACATTTTAGTTAAATCTAACATTATTTCTCTAGTTGATATGTATTCACTTGGAATAGCATTTAATCTCTTTAGTCTATTCCAGTATTTACGTTCTTCTTTATCTTTAATTTTGTTTGTATCTATTGTCCTAGATTTTAATATTGTATATAATGGCTCACTTTCAGGTATGCTTTGAAACTTTCTCATAAAATCAGTTATACCTAATTTAAGGAACTCTTCAAATGGCATGTCTTGATACCTTGCACAATAAAAAGCATAAGCATTATTTAGATCACTAGGATATGCAAAACAAAAGTATGTCTTATTAGACTTCTTCGATTTTGACACTGGGAAATATCTCACTTGAGATTACTTCTCTTCCCATAATTGCATTAGTTAAATCAGTACCAAAAACTCCTACTTCATCTCCTTCAAGACCTATATCTTGAATTAAATCATTTAAAGTCATTTTAGTATACTTCTTTAAAATTTCATCAAACACTTCCATAGTTGCGATTGCTTGATATTGTTCTTCTGCATCCATTATGTTTGAGTTATCATAGTAAGTCTTATTTCCTTCATGTCTTTCTATTACCAAGTCCTTCTTTGTAAGACCC